TGCTATCAAGGACAGGCACAACATGTTGCGGACATTCTTACAGTACAAGCACATGGAACAGAAGAATGATGTTACAATAAAACACCAACACACTCACGAGCTAACAGTGGGCGGGAACCAACTAGATAAAGTTATGGAGCTACAGAGAGAGCTTGAGTCCCGTGCACTTGCAAGTGGTGATGAAATAATAATTGACATTGAGGAGTCAAATGGAACAAGCAATGAAGATGATTGATAAGACCCGTGTAGTTGCGAAAGCATCAGTCACGTGGATAGCTACAGCTGTGGCAGTACTACAGTATATCTTGACACAAGATGTCATTATGCAGTACCCGATTCTGGTGCAGTATGGCGGACAGGCTGTCGCATTTCTATGTGGTATAATTGCCATTATACGTAGAGTTACACCCGTAGCTCGTGAAGACCGAAGCGTTATGACCTACTAAAGAAAGAACCGTTCCCCTTGTTACCTGATTTAGAATTGAATTTAGTTGGACAGTCTGACGACTTTGTTGAAGACACTATAGAGTTCAACAACTGGCTGACCCGACAGCTAGCTACCCGTGAACCGATAGCTATAGACACTGAGACGTGTGGCTTGGATTGGTGGGAGCCTAACTTTACGAGACTCGTACAGTTTGGCAGTGACCGTTCTGGCTGGGCGTTGCCAGTTGATTGGTGCCGTAAGTTAATTGACCACGCACTGTCAAGAATACGTGACAGCCTTGTGCCCGTAGTAATGCACAACGCCACGTTTGATATGCACGCCTTAGAGTCGGACGGCTTTACCGTGCCATTGTGGTCACGTATACAGGACACTATGATCTTGCACCACCTAGCACAGCCACTACGTAGTCATGCTTTGAAGAACATAGCTAAGCACGACTTTGGACGATGGGCTGTCACAGGGCAGGACGCATTGAAGGGTGTCATGGCTAAGAACAAATGGGACTGGACTACCGTACCCGTAGACAACCCATACTACTGGGGCTACGGAGTGTGCGATACGATACTCACTCGTATGGTGTATGACAAGTACGTGTCACATGACTGGGTGGACAAGGACGCATACGACAGAGAGATGGCGTACTTAGAAGTCATGTACAGGGTAGAGCAAAGAGGCTTACGTATTGATTTAGACTACTGCAGTAGCCTATCTGCGGAGTGGGAGACAAAGCTACGTAGCCTATACCTATGTCTTAAAGATGCAGGGATAAACAACCCACACAGCAACGCTGAGATTGAGAAGGCGTTTAAGGAGATGGGCTGGCACCCGCAGTTATTCACTGAGACAGGTAAAGCACAGCTAGATAAGAGCGTGCTTGATGCGATAGCTAATATGCCATCTCACATAGCTACCCATGCTAGGCAGTTGATAGAGTTTCGCAGACTTAGTAAGTGGAAGTCCACGTATCTTGACACGTTCTTGTCAAGTGTGGACGGTGACGGCAGGGTGCACCCATCTATAAAAACGATGGGCGCACGTACTGGTCGTAGCTCTATAACTAACCCACCACTGCAGACACTACCGCATACACCACACATACGTAGTGCTGTCATACCTAATGACGGTTCTAAGCTCTACGCTGTGGACTACAGCGGGCAAGAGTACAGGATACTGGCGTCTTATTCTAAGGACGAGGCGTGGTTAGATGAGTTTACAAACGGACAGGCGGACCCACATACGATGGTGTCTAAGATGCTAGGCATAAAGCGGGACCAAGCTAAGACATTTAACTTTGCTATGGTCTACGGTGCCGGACCCGCTAAGCTAGCGCAGGGCACAGGGCTAACAGAGCACGAGGTTAAGCTGTTCCTACACACCTATAAGCAGAGGTTCCCTCAGATCAATTCGTTTATTAATAACTTACAGTCAATAGGGACAAGCAGGCTACATGAGGAGGGGCACGCATACGTGGTGACTAGAGGTGGTCGTAAGGTTGAGAGCTTTCAAGACCAGATGTATGCACTAACGAACTATTTGATACAGGGTTCCGGAGCTGACGTGCTCAAGGAGGCAGTGTGTCGTTTAGATAAAGCGGGGCTAGCAGATCACATTCTACTACCCGTGCATGATGAATTATTATTTGACATTCCGTGTCAAGATTCAGAAGAAACAGTAAAAGAAATAGTGGACATAATGACGAACGATGATTGGTTCAAGGTACCTATCGTTGCTGAGGCTGAGGGTCCGTTCAATAATTGGGGTGACAAATATGTTTGATAATGCACTGCCCAAAGAGGCAGAAATAATACTAGCACTAGATGTGGGTAAAGTTACGGGAGCGTCTCTCTGGGTAACGAACTATCCTGAGCGTGTGATAACGACTGAGATACCGACAAGGTATAAGGTGCGTGACGTGGTAGAGGATTTAGTGTTGTTGAATGACAACAAGGTGACGATAGCGTGTGAGAACTTTGTGATTTCACAGCGCACTATTAAGACAGCGCAGGACCACAACGCCTTACGTTTGATTGGTTGGCTTGATCTGTTCTGCGAGAAGCATGACGTAGAGTTTCATTTACGAACTGCCTCTAGTGCTAAGTCGTTTGCTACAGATGAGAAGCTAAAGATTCTTGACTGGTTCACACCAAGTAAAGACGGACATGCTAACGATGCTAGCCGACACATGATACTGCAGATACGTGACTCATACCCTGAGATATTCACGACTAACATACTGCCAAGACTAGCTAAGGCGCTACTAAAGTGATACGGCTACAGTCGGCAGACGGTAAATTGTTTATAGATGCGTCACCTCGTGACACGAAAAACATTAAGTTAATTGCAGGGTCACGATACCGTAAGGACCGTAACGTGTGGGAGTGTCCGCTTAACTTAGCTACGTTCACAGCCATACGTAAGATGTACGGCTTACAACTTAGCGTGGCTGAGAGTGCGTTGAGAGCAGAGAAAAGGCTAGAGTATCTGGCACACCTACAGGAAGTAGCACGGCAAGATCAATCTGTTATCACACAAGAGCCACGACTGTATCCGTTTCAGAACGCAGGCGTTAGGTTCTTAGGCAAAGGCAAACAGGTTTTACTAGCTGACGAGATGGGCACAGGTAAGACTGTGCAGTCGTTAGTTACGTTGGAGCTAGCTAAAGCCTTTCCCGCTTTGATCGTGTGCACTAACTCTATGAAGCACAAGTGGGCTGAGGAGGTAGAGACATGGACTACTGCCACTCCGGTAGTCATTGAGGGCACTGCACCTAAGCGTAAAAAGTTGATAGCTAGCTGTCAAGAATTAGATAAGTTTGTTCTTATTATCAACTACGAGTCTCTCCGGTTGCATTCTAAGCTGGGTTCGTTTGGTAACACAGTCACTAGTCCTAAAGAAGCAGAGCCTAAAGAGCTAAATGAGATAGACTTTGTGGCTGTCATAGCGGACGAAGTACACAAGGCTAAAGAGCCTAAAGCTAAACAGACTCGTGCATTGTGGGGCGTTAGTAAAGGCGCTACGTACAGGTTCGGCTTGACAGGTACGCCGATTATGAACAACCCTGACGACTTGTGGTCTATCATGCACTTTGTTTGTCCTGACGAGTGGCTGTCAAGATCACGATTTAGACAGCGTTACTGTCACGTCTCGGCTGGTTGGCATGGTGGTTTGGAGAACTTAGGCTTGATTAAACAACGCATACCTGAGCTAGATGTTTTCTTACAGCCGAGAATGATTAGACGTACGAAGGCTGAGGTGCTACCACATCTACCTGAGAAGACGTTTGATGAGCGCCGTATACCTATGACATCTAAGCAGGCTAAGTCCTACAAGCAGATGGTGGACTACATGATGGCTGAGGTGGAGAATGGTTTGCTTATGGCGTCTGACCCTTTGTCCGCACTGGGCAGGCTACGGTACTTTGCATCAGCGTTTGTAGAGTTTGGCACACACGATGACGAGATCTCTATGCGTACACCTAGCAACAAGTTGATAGCAATACAGGAGATACTAGAGGAAGGCGGTACGCCTCTGGTAGTGTACGCAGAGAGCCGTAGACTTATTGAGTTCTTTGACAGAGAGCTGTCAGAATCGTACAGCACTGGGTTGCTTACAGGAAAAGTTAAGCCTGAACAAAGAAAAAGTAACATAGACGCATTTCAGTCTGGCAAACTTGATATACTCTTAGCTACCACAGGAGCAGGTGCGGAAGGAATTACATTGACAGCTTCTAATAGATTAGTTGTAGCGCAAGAAAGTTGGAGTAACACAGCCAACAAACAGGCGCATGACCGTATACATAGGATAGGTCAAGAACGTAACGTCCAGATTATAACGCTAATATCTGCAGACACTGTAGATGAGACGGTGCACCGAGCTTGTGATTACAAAGAAGAACAACTACAAAGACTGGTACGAGACAAGGACTGGTACAAGAGCGCCATGATAGGAGACGTATGAACGTAAAACCTATAGCGCATGGAACATGGCAAGGATACAAGCAAGAACGTAGACGTGGCATGGACACATGTGAAGAGTGCAGGAAAGCATGGAACAATTACTACAAGAAAAGGAGAACTGTACATGCAGGAAATAATAGTTAGACAATCAGAACTGAAGAGGTGGACACGGTGTCGCCGTGCATCATACTTACAGTACACGGAGGGCTGGTCTAAACCGTCCGAAGATTCAGACGTACGTGGTGTGGGCACACACTTTCACGGTTTGATGGCTGAATACTATGGTGACGTAGAGCCTGACGAAAACATTAAATACAACCCTGATGATGTGCAGACATCACAAGTTATGTTTGACACCTACGTGTCAGAGATGGAAGAAACAGGTATGGACGCAGGGCAAGAGACTGTGTTCGTAGAAGAGCGCATGTTTACAGCACCAATACAGGTGGCAGGAGATACGTTCTACCGTGTGTCTTGCCAAGTAGATCACCTGTACCGTGACACTGCTATAGTAGGCGAGCCTTTAGTAGGCCAAGATCATAAGACATCTGCTTCGTTCTTTAACACTGCTGATAACGACTTTCAGTTGATGGTGTACGCAGTAGTGCTACATGACAACGGCTACCCTGTAGAGTACATGGAGCACAACATAGTCAAACGCAACAAACGTACAGGCAGAGCTAAGCCCCCGTACACGCAACGTAACCGTATACGTATTACTAGTGAAGCACTAGACTGGTGGGCAGGCTATCTACACACCATGTGTCACGAGCATTACAAAGCGCACGAGATCTCTACATCAGTACGTAGCCCACAACTATACCCTGTTCCAGATAATACTTGTTCATGGGGTTGTGATTTCGTAGACGTATGCGGTATGGTAGACGAAGGCGAAGATTACGAGAGCGTCTTGATAAATGAGTATCAAAAGGAAGGAGCCTTTGGTGGCTAATAAAGATTACAGAAGAATAAGCATCTTCATACACGGCTGGTGGGGAGCAGGTAAGTCTTGGCTTTCAGCTAGCGCACCCGCCCCTAGACTAGTGCTGGACACAGAGGGTGGCTATCACGACACAGAGGGTAAGCACATTATGTGGAACCCGACTGACCCTATGCCCCAAGATCTTGACAAGGAGACGTCAGTTATTGTAGACGTTAACGAGTGGGGCGTGATAGAAGATGTGATGAACATACTACGGTCAGGCGATCACCCGTTTGAAAGCGTAATAATAGACAGCGTGCATGAGCTACAGGACCAGCTAAAGAGAGTAGTAGCTAATCCTGAAGGCGTGTACGACCCCAACGCCGTGTTCCAGCATCAGGCATGGGGACGGTTGAAGAATAACATGGGTCTTTTATTTAGAGAGTTACGAGATTTAACTAGGACCACCTCACCTAAACGTGTCAACGTTGTGCTAGTATGTGGTACTGATGATGAGCTTGTCCCTCATAAGCCTCTACTTGAAGGAGGCTCTCGTAAAGTTGTTACAGGCTTTTACGATGTGGTGGGTTACTTACGCACCGCTCAAGACCAGAAGCAACAAGAAGTACGAGTCTTACAAATAACACCGACACCTACAGCTGTAGCTAAATGCAGACTACACAGCCTACAGGTTGAGCACGGTACAGAGATTATAAACCCTGACATACGTAAGATGCTGTCAGTAGTAAATAAGAAGGAGAGCAATGCAAACGCCAAGTGACAATGAAGTTCTTGAAGTTGACGCTAAGGAATTAGAAGAGGCTTTAGATATAAAAGAAGCTCCGGTTATGATGCCCGCTATTATGGTAGGTGCATACGTAGATCGGGGCGAGAATGTAAATTTCCCAGAGTTGGGTGAGATATGCACACTAGAGTTAATACTGCAGGTTAAAGGCGTAGATAATATAGCCATAATGCCTATAGTATGTGACTTAGAATTAGCAGAAGCACTTGGCTTGAAGGATACAACAACAATAGGAGAAAAAGAATGAGCTTATCACTCAGAGATCTATACGATCAATCAAAGAATGAAGACATCTCTTCCTTTAGCGGTGATAATTGGGAGCCTATAGAGGGCGAAACCTACACTGTTTCCGCTTCACTGGTAAGAGCGTCTACTACAAGAACAGGTCTTCCTAGATGGGGAGTAATGTTTACTGTCACAGAAGGTGACGATCAAGGTAAGAAGTTCTGGGACAACTGGAACCTAACACAACAGTATCCTAAGATTGATGCTAGAACTTTTCATTACTTAGAGCTTATCGGTCTTACGATTGACGTGTTAGATCAGGAACTTTCTGACGAGCAACTGTCAGAAATTGCAAAGAACAGTGGCAACGTAGTCAAGGTCAAAGCTAAGTACAAACAAGACAAGAACGATAGCGCAAAGCTATGGGCAGATCACACCTATGAATCTGCCGGTTCTAGTAACACAGTCGTAGTCACTGAAGAAACTACAGAAGAAGATGACTTTGATTTTTAATGGAGTTATCAGATCTTAGACACCTGTTAGCTGTTCCATACGTGATGGAGCAGTACGGGCACCATGCAGTAGAACAAACTAGCTCAAGGATAAAATACCACAACCCTTTCAGAGTTGACAACAACCCGTCATTTGACGTGTGGTACGACTCAGAAAGAGGTTGGCGGTGGGGTGACTTTGCTGAAGGAACACAAGGCAGTAGCATAGATTTAGTGCAACGCTTTGAGTCACTGACAGACAAGGAAGCCATAGACAAAGCCTATGAGCTAGTCGTCAAACAGAAGGTTGACAGGTACGAGAACCCTACCTTAGTAGAAGCTAAAAAAGAGTTTGACTACGAGTCAGCCCACGACTACCTAGCTAGAGGACGTAGCAACGCTGTCAATGCGGTGAACGCTATGCTCTGGAGAATGATAGATTCCCACCCTGCGATAGCGCACCTTAGCCCAGAGTATCTGGTTAAGGAATGGCAGTTATCTTCAGACGGTAATGACGTACTAGTTCCTTACATGGACGAAAAAGATCTTGTGGGTTACAAAATTCGTAAACCTGACGGCACCAAACTAAACGCTAAAGGAGCTAACATGGTGCTGTATGGTTTATGGAAGTTGGGGGACTCACACGAAGACCAGCCGGTGCTTCTCTGCGAAGGGGAATCCGACTGTTGGGCTGCTCAGGCACACCTGCCCTCCTTCCATGCTCTTGGTGTAGCAGGAGCAGGACACCAACCTGAAAAACTCGGCGCAGAGGCACTGGCTGGTCGCACAATTTACATGGCATTTGATGGGGACGAAGCGGGCAGAAACGCTTTAAGCAAATGGCATAGGTATCTGTCAGCACATAACTGCAAGATATACAACATACCTATGCCGGACGGTGCCGACATAGCCAGCATGACTCCGAAAGAGGTAGCGTCTCTACCTGATAGAGCGCTAGTACAGATGCCTAGACCAGAAGGACTAGTCAGAAGGCTTAACCAATACGTTAAAGTGCGAGGAGAAAATGACACGCCGGTGTCAAACTGGAGTCTGTTACTGCATAAACGTTTAGTAGGGGACGAAGGTCAGGAGGCTTTTGAGGGGGTGCTACTGCCCACGAACAAGGTAGTAGTTCTACCGTCAGATGCTTTAAGTTCACGTGCGTCCCTAGTTCGCTGGTGTATTAGTAATCAAGTAGCGTGGACAGGGAGTGCCCAAGACCACGACAAGCTACTGCAACTGCTACAGCATGACAGCTTTCTCGTGCCTGAAGGACGTATGACCAGCAGGGTAGGCTACCACAGTGGAGATATAGTTTGGCATGACGGGCATTTAGGCACAGACTCATGGACATACGTACCGCCATTAAACGACATAGACGTTAAAGGAAAGATAACCGTAGTTAATAAGCCCGTCAATACACCAGCAGTACTACACGGTTTGATGGAGATGTACTCTAGTGATGTGATGACGCCCTTCTTAGCGTGGCTAGCGTTAGCGCCGATACGTCCACTGTTTAAGCAGTTCCCTTCGCTAGTAGTATCCGGTGCATCAGGCACAGGAAAGACCACACTTGTTGAGAAAGTACTAGAAGTTTTTAGTGGCTCACGTATAAACGCTACTTTGACTAACACTACAGCTCATGCAGTGGCTAGTTTCTTTGGAGCTAGTAACGCATTCCCTATTTGGTTTGATGAGTACAGGTTTGGAGCACGGCAAGATGCTAAGCAACAATTAGATCAGATGCTCAGAGACGCATACACGGGCCAGAGGAGCCAAAAAGGCGGAGCATACGAGAACAAGCAGAGACTTATATCGTACGCTAGTGACGTGCCTGTGGTCGTCTCAGGGGAAGATAGCGTTATAGAGACTAGTTTAACTGACAGGTCAATACTACTGCGGTTAACTAAACGAAAGAAAGGCTCACTTGACACTATATCGTCAATAGATACTACAGGATTTGCACACTCTTACTTGTCATGGATAGCCTCTAACGATCACAACCCTAAAGTACAGCTACACCCTGACACGTCACTGAATGACAGGCAACGTTATAACTTGGGGTTTATTGATTTGGGCTGGCGTTACCTAAGAGATTTTGTAGAGTCGGCGTACCCTGCCTTACGAATACCTGACATAGACGTGTCAATGGTCAGGGAGAAAGCGGCAACAGCCGCATCAGAAAACCCCATACTAGACTCAGTACTATGGGCTATGGAGTCAGGGTTAGGCTGTGTATGGAAAGACGACAACGATATGATATGTATATCTGCTGACTCATTACTAGTAGAGATACGTAAAGCAGGCACGTTTACATTACCTGTCACCAATACACGTGGGTTGAAGGACTATTTGATAGACGTATACGGTGCTGAAGAGAAAAGAAAACGATTTGCAGGTAGACAAATACGTGTATTAGAGATACCGTATGCTAGAATTGAGGAGTGAGTATTTTGAAGATTATAAGTCGCAAGCATTGGCACGCTAAGAACGCTAAGAAAATATACAAGCTACCTGTCTACCCTGTCAAAGAAGTACACATACATCACTCAGTAACAGGCTGGAAAGACGAAGCTAAGCAGTGGAAAAACATACAGCTGTACCACATGGTAACTAAAGGTTGGACAGATATAGCCTACAATTTCGGAGTAGGACAGTCAGGAACCATATATGAGGGACGTGGCTGGGATAGACAAGGCGGAGCCGCAGGGTATAAACATGACCGCAAGTCTCTTAGTATCTGCGCTATAGGCAACTTTGAGACAGAGACACCTACCGGAGCTATGGTTAAAGCTATAGGAGACTGGATAGTAGAAGGCATAGAGCGAGGCTCTATACACAAAGACGTGAAGATACTAGCACACAGGGACGTAGCCGCTACAAGATGCTGTGGTGAGTACTTGTATGGTACACTGGATAGTATACGAAAAGCTGTCAAACAACCTAAAGCATTACCTAAAGATGACACACTGCTGTCAGAATTAAATAAAGCTAAAACAGCTATAGATAAAGTCATAAGCAAACTAACGAAAGCATAACATGGAATTAGAAGTAGCGTTTAGCATAGGATTAGGTGTAGCAGGCCCGTGGTGTGCATGGATTTCTAAGCAAATATGGGACATACGCCAACAAACTAGTGGTATGTTTGCTACTTTGAAAGACCACGAAAGAAGAATAGAAGAGCTAGAAGAAGTATTGCCGAGACAGATTCCCCGTTAAATGCTTGCAAAAATTCTTTATCTTGACATTGAGACGTCACCTAACGTAGGCTATACGTGGGGTAAATGGGACCAGAACGTCATTGAGTTTATACAAGAATGGCGACTACTAGGCATGTGCTACATGTGGGAGCACGAGGGCAAAGTCAAAGACGTGTACCCTAAGAACGTTACGAAGTATGATTACCGTAATGACAGAGAGCTACTTACTAGAGTATGGGATTTGCTAGATGAAGCAGACTTTGTAGTAGCCCACAACGGTGACAGGTTTGATCTAAAGAAACTAAACGCTAGGTTTGTCGCAGAAGATCTAGGAGCGCCAACCCCCTACATCTCTATAGATACACTAAAGATGGCTAGGTCAGCGTTTCAGTTTAACGCTAACAACTTAGATGCGCTAGGTCAACACTTAAAGCTAGGCAAGAAGGTAGAGCATGAGGGCTTTAAGATGTGGTTAGGGTGCATGGAAGGCAAGCGCAAATGGTGGGCTTTAATGAAAAAGTACAACAGACAAGACGTAGTGTTATTACGTAAAGTTTATAAACGTATTTTACCGTTTGTTAAAAGCCACCCAAATGTTTTGACAGCTGACTGTCAAGATTTATTTTGCCCTAGATGCGGAACATCTAAGTTCCAAAAACGTGGCACCAGAAGAACTAGGTCTGGTATAGAGTACCAGCAATACATGTGCGAGAATGGTCATTACTTTAGTGCACGTAAACGTATTCATGTTAACGGGGCTGCGGTATAGGGAACCTGCTTTCTTGTGACAACTCTTCAGGTAGTTCGCTAGCAAATCTATTTCCTAGGCGCCGTTCTTGTTCTTCAGGTATAGACTGTATTCCGTACATATCATAAGAACCTTCTGTTAATAAATTGAACATATCTATCTTTTGTTTTTCTTGAGCCTCTCGGTCCTCACGGCTTAATCTATTATCTACATCAAATTCTCTAGGCTTCAAAGCTGCTTCGTATGTTTCTCTACTAATTAGCTTCTTCCTGTATGCTAGCTCAAGTCCAAAAGTATCATCTGCGGCAAGAGCATCTGAAAGTATCTTATACAATTCGTCTGGCATAGGTTTATTAGCAAGGTCAAGATATACAGCCATAGCAGTAGCCATCATTCCTTGATGTGCCATGTGTGCTTTTTCAATAAACTCTTCATTGCTCATTCCTTGAACATGAGGGTCCAACCACGCATCTTCTTGAGACTCTATAAAATACAACATCTCCCCAGTAGGAGTGTCGTTTGCTACAAAAGCATTATACAAAATTGCGTTAACGTTGCCACTAACATTTTCAATAACCCAGTCTATCTTATCAGCTTCGCTAATGTTTCTAGTCTCTACCGCAACGTCCATAAAGTCTAACATTTGTTGGTGATAAGTCAGTAAAGGAAACATTTGACGAAGCTCCTCACCTATGTCGTCCCCAAATCTTGAAGGATATGCTCCGTCTAGAGCTTCAAGTAGTATACGAGATCTGGAACCTGTAGGAACTGGCTTGTCATCAGTTGGGACAAAAGGATTCTCTTCGTCTAACGTTACGGTTACCCCAATTTCCTCTTGTGTTTCTGTCGGCTGAATTGCAAGAACAATTCTAAAAAATATATCAGGATTGATTAAAGCATGGCTTTCCATTTTAGGAAACACAACACTCATTTCTTTTGACTCTTGAGTAGTCATAAACCAAGCGTCCCATAAATTAATTATTTCTTGTGTGGCTTTTGCAAGATGAAAATTATACCTTTCTCTGCCACCTGACGTGCCAATGTCAATATCGTTAGGTATGTCGCTAAAAGGGAATTTACTAAGGTCAGCTTCTTTACCAAGACCTATGCTTTCCAAGAAATTCTTTTCAGCTTCTTTTACAGGTAGCTCTTCACCATCAACATACCTATCATAGATAAACGCAGTAATAATATTGTCATAGTTCTGACGCAAACCTAAAGCTATTAAGTCATCAGTGTCAGGCCTAGAGTCTACAGGCATTCCTTCTTTAATAAGTTCTAGTGATCTTTTTACACTATACAGCATATTATTTTCAACTTGGTCAGGTCCATAAACCCGAAGACCACCGATAATATTTGCAAGAGCCAAACCTTTAGTTTGATCTCCTGTTAGCTTTTCATAGAACTTTATAATCCTGTCTATTGCAGGGTTAAACATGCTAGCGACAGTTAAAGCTACATCTTTAGGGTCTTCTATTTTCTTTTTAGTAAATGAGTTTTGTTGATTGACTAAGTTCATAAGTGACACAATCATGTTAGGTCCAAAGCCTGCAGCTAACCCTGAGAATTGTAAAAGTAATTGTGAGAAATTTCTATCAGAACCAAAAACTTTACCAAAAAATTCATCTGTTTCAGTTCTTTCTGGTTCACCGCCTAGTATGTCAGTGGCGAAATCTTCAGTAAATCTGTAGCCTTTATAAAGTAAAGCAGGAATAGCAAACACAGCTGACATAGTTTGAAAAGCTGATGTTAGTGGAGCGTCCATACCTATTAAAGCACCGCCGTACCTACGCATGCCCGCTAAAGACGCCCAATAAGGTAACGGAGTACGGTTATCAGTGTCTCGTTCTTCTCCGGTAAACCATTCCACCATGTTGTCGGTAAACGCTTTTTCTATTCTTGCGGCGTTTGCAACTCTGGCTGGCATAGTAGCCATAGCTCCTAGTTGAACTGCTGTGTTTTTCCTGAAGAACGTGTAGAACCTGCTAAACTTATCTCGGAAGGCTTGTTCTTTTACTGTTAAATCTTTATAATCAAACAAGTACTTTCTAACATTTACTGAGGCTGCATCAGCTGTCATACCCTGCGCTCTACTAGATAAGAACAAAGCCCCACGAGAGTTGTTTTCTATGGCAGAGTTAAGTGATCTAGATATCTGTGTTATGTTGTATTTACCAATAGCAGCTGTGCTGAATATGTCGTCCGCTTGTGTGTTGTAAATACCGTACGTGTCTAATTCTTTTATGAAACTGACGTCTGCTTTTGTTAAAGAACCGGAGCTAATCATTTCATCATAGATCTCATCTAAAGGACGTCCACTTGCTTTTTGTATTCTTTGTGCTTGTGCCCTAGCAGATTGTAGTTTCATAGACCTAATAAGGTGCGAAGGATTACGTAATCCGCCTAGGTACGCTAACAACATGTTGCTCTGTGCGTTTCTAGTTAAAAACGCAGGGCTTAAAAGTGCGTACCTAGCCCACCTGTCAGACTGCACTCTTAGTATGTTTTCAAACTGACTTAAATTTTGACGGTCTGTTAAGATGCTAAACAATGTTTGTGCGTCTTCTGCTATTTCTTTTCTAATAAACACAACAGTTCCGTCATTCATCATGTCTGTAACCAACTGCCCTTTAGCATTTGTAAGAGGAACAAAAGCAGGCTGGCTCATACCAAATGGAGAGACTCTGCCGCCTCCCATAGTAAACTGACCGCTATCGTCAACGTATCCTAGTTGCCCCGTTTTCCTTGCTTGAGCTATTTGCTCTGAAGTTAACGTAGCTGTCCTAGCCATTGGCGCTCCTGTACTGTCAACTACTTTAGTTAAACCATGCAGGTAGTCCGTTAGAACGTGTGCGTTAAATGCAGCTTTAGATCGGACAGTCCAAGCATCTAAATAATTAATAGTAAACATATCACCAATATTTTCTGCCCTTTGTGCAGCTACAGCTAGCTTTACTTGACCGCTAGGTGTCAAATCTACTGAAGACCACGCTTGACCTGCATTGCCACCTATGTCTATATACTTTTGTTGAAAAGTTTGTTGAACGTATTTTCTAAACTCATCGTTTACTAGTGCAAGATCTTGTATTTCAGGAGCTATACCTCTTCTCTTCAAGAACAAATCTCCCATAACAGAAGTCGCCCCTTGTCTCTGTGCGTCTTTATTAAACTGCTTAGCTATGTCGTCTAGTAAATCTACGAAGTAACCTTGTCTAATAAATTCTTTACCAAACTCTTTTTCTAAACCTTTAACCCACTTATCCAACACTGTTCGCACACCTAAGTCTAAGCCAGTCCAGTTTTTAACGTTAATCCTTAGCCAGTTGGCAACATCATCAGTTTCCATACCTTGACGAATATTAGCAGAGACTCTAGGAGTGTAGTTGTACCTGTCTAGTTTATACGCTTCTTTTATATCGTTAGGTATGTAGCTCCATATCTCGTCTCTTAACTCGTCAAACGCACGAAGCCAGTCGCCTATGTCTGTGCCTGCTTCAAATTCCCTAAGCAATAAATCTCTGTTAACTTTACCACTTGTAAATTGCCCTATTAGAGAATCTGAACCTATTTCAAAACTTCTAGGCACAGTAGTTCCTTTAACTATCTGATCGTCTAAACTTT